ATGTGTGGACGTTTTGCACAAACCCAAACCCGTGAAGAATATCTTGCTTACCTGGCCGACGAAGGCGATCGCCACATCGCCTATGACCCGGAACCGATTGGCCGGTACAACGTCGCGCCCGGTACCAAAGTTCTGCTGCTGAGCGAACGAGACGAGCAGTTGCACCTCGATCCTGTCCTGTGGTCATACGCGCCCGGATGGTGGGATAAAGCCCCACTGATTAACGCGCGCGTCGAGACAGCGGCCACCAGCAGAATGTTCAAACCTCTGTGGCAACATGGCCGGGCGATCTGCTTTGCTGACGGCTGGTTCGAATGGAAGAAAGAAGGCGACAAGAAACAGCCATACTTCATTCATCGCGCCGACGGGCAGCCCATATTCATGGCGGCGATCGGCAGCACACCGTTTGAGCGCGGCGATGAAGCAGAAGGTTTTCTGATTGTGACGTCTGCAGCTGACAAAGGCCTGGTGGATATTCACGACCGTCGGCCGCTGGTCCTGTCATCTGAAGCGGCGCGCGAATGGATGCGCCAGGACATAGGCGGGAAAGAAGCTGAAGAGATAGCTGCCGACGGTGCCGTGCCGGCCGACAAGTTTATCTGGCACGCCGTGACGCGTGCCGTGGGGAATGTGAAGAATCAGGGGGCTGAGTTAATCGAAGCCATATATTAAAATCGGTTTTGTTAATGCATCTTCTATAAGGTATTTAAGCTGCCCTGTTTGCTTAAATATAACACTGGAATAAACAAAAGGATTCTGAACCTTTTCATTTTAAATAACACTTAACTATAATTTGAGGAAAATAATAAACCTTCACCGCCACTGAAGTTCAAACACACATGAACCCCAGACAATAATTAATCCATACAAAACACGACCAATAAAAAAATTCAATATTAAAACACATTTACAAACAATGACCAACAGATTAATAACAAATTAAATCCTTTTGCATTCACATTTAACAAAGAACGATAAAGAATCTCTATAAATTCGATAAAAACAACAAGTGAAGTTATTCTTTTTCAATTGCTCTTGTAATTTATCTCACGACATAACTGAATACTATTCAATTGAAAGTTAAGGCGATATGCACAAGAATGATACGGTGCAGTTAAAGCAATAACAAAGCAACACTAATTTGGGGGAAGATGTCCCCCTTTTTTTCAATTATTGAATGAAATCTCTACCAAGATGAATAACCCATAAAATTCATAATGAATCATTGGGTAGAAGTGGATCAATAAAAATGTGGCGCCGGGTGCCTCCCGGTGTTTCCCTTACAGTCCAAAGAAACGCGAGCATACTGCAAAATATTGACTGTTCGCCCCTCCGCTTAGGGGGATTCGCCACGGTAAAAAAGTAATACATCATTTTTGATATGTCAAAAATTAAAGCCAAATAAATTATATACTCACGCATGGAATATGCACTTAAATAAATCGAAAACAAATAAATGCTTTACGAATTTCGTTGCAGATAAAAAACCCGTCTCGTAGAGACGGGCCTCTGAAATCCAGAAAAAAGTTGTGTACCATAGCATAGCTTCATAAGAAGCTAATTAACTATAGACTACTCACAATAACGATGGTGTCAGAAATAGTATTTTTTTTAAGATAATGATTTGCATTTCCCAAAAAATTACCCAACCAATTGATTTTTAATCATTTGCCGTAATAGCAATACCTTGCCGCCTAAAATTCCATCTATCATCTGAGCAAATCAAACCAGAAGCAGTTAATTACCTTACAACTAACAAATCTGAAAACCGGGTTGTATACCTCGGCGAGAGCATTTCACGTTTCATTTGCCACTGTTGCTGAATGCCCTGTCCGGCAAAGTAGAGCGTTCCTTTCCCGTCTTTTGCGTTCAAATGGTCTATTACCCCCATTAAACGATCGCTACCGGCGCGCGGTGCATTCTCATCGAATAAGTTGAGCTGGGCCACGCCCTGGCTGAAGAAATCCCCGAGCATAATGCCGGCTTTCTGGTACCGGTGCCCATCCTGCCAGATTTTGTCCAGGCACTTTACAGCAGCATTGATAATGTCGCGGGTATCCTGCGTTGGCGTGAGCAATTTCATTGAGGCGCTATTGCCGTAGTATGGCTCGTTAAGTGCAAAGGGAGAGGTTTTCACGAATGCAGAAATAAAGCGGCAATACTGATGCTCGCCGCGAAGCTTTTCTGCGCCACGCGCCGCATAACTGCAGATAGCCTGGCGCATCTGTTCGTACTCGGTAACGCGTTCGCCGAACGAACGACTACAGACGATTTCCTGCTTTGCCGGCGCAAACTCCTCCAGATCAAGACATGGTTCGCCGCGCAGCTCCCGAACCGTTCGCTCCAGGACGACATTGAAGTGCTTTCGAATAATCCACGTACTCTGCTCAGAGAGGTCCAGAGCCGTTTTGATACCCATGGCGTTTAGCTTCTTGCTTATGCGCCTGCCAACGCCCCACACATCCTCTACAGGCACGATAGTCAACAACCGACGTTGCCGGTCGATATTGGACAAATCAACCACCCCGCCAGTCTGCCTCTGCCATTTCTTGGCGGCGTGGTTTGCCAGCTTAGCGAGCGTTTTAGTCTGCGCGATGCCAACCCCGACAGTCAGATGTGTACGCTTCAGAACTGTCGCGCGGATCTCTTTGCCGAACTCCGTCAGGTCCCGGCAATTCCTGACGCCTGTCAGGTCGCAAAAAGCTTCATCAATACTATAAATTTCGACGCGGGGGCTCATTTCCTCAAGCGTCGTCATTACCCGGTTCGACATATCAGCGTAAAGCTCGTAATTACTGCTGAAGCAAACAACGCCAGCGCGCCGAAATAAGTCCTTTTGCTTGAAGAAAGGCTCTCCCATTGTAATTCCAGCGGCCTTGGCCTCGGCACTGCGCGCGATTACGCAGCCATCATTGTTCGAGAGAACAACAACCGGGCGCCCTCTCAGATCTGGCCTGAACACCGTCTCGCATGATGCGTAGAACGAATTCACATCACAGAGCGCAAACATGTTCAGCTCGCAGATTTAACGATGAAAGTCACGACGCCGAACACATCGAGCGTGTCCTCGCTACCGACAATGATCGGTGAGTAAGCGCTATTCATCGGAATTAGCTGGACTGTCGGGCGCAGCTGCAGGCGCTTAACAGTGAACTCCCCTTCCACAGCGGCGATGACAATGTCACCATGCTCAGCGGTACGCGAGCTATCCACCACCAGCAGATCGCCGTCGCTGATCCCGGCCTCAATCATCGAGTCGCCGGCGGCTTTTACGAAATACGTTGAGCTAGGATGGGACACAAGCAACTCATTGAGATCGATACGCTGCTCCACGTAGTCGGCTGCCGGGCTTGGGAACCCGCATTGCACCAAATCGCTGAACAGTGGGATAGCAATAATTTCGCGTAACTCTGCCGGTCTGAAGAACTCCATGATGCTCACCTCGAATACTGTTTTTATATACAGTAGTTTCATCTGAGGCGCTGATCAAGACGGGCATTCGTGTGTGGCTGGCTACTTCATAGCCGCTTCGTTTCTAAGCCTGTAACGCTGTTGGAATTTTGGTGTTTGTAAATTTCAGGAAGAAATGCGCTGATCGCTCATTTTAAATACTACATGAAGGGGTTGTTGTCTGCTGATACCCTATGAATAGTGTGCGTTACAACACCGACAAGTCGAACGTCATCCAATGACTCACCCTCGATGGATTCACCATCATCAGTTATGAGCGAGTCACCGGCCCAGTACGCATGCTGCTGGCGGCCGCAAAACCAGATAAGCAAAGTGTCTCCGCGCTTGAATTGTGCTCGGTTATCAATGACATCATAGCCTTCCTGCGTTTCGACAATGCTTGCTGATGGCGGAAGAAATTGCTCTGTTGCTACAACAAAAGCGGCTTGCATGTTTGCTGACGGACTCGGGAATCCCATGATGCACCTCCGATAGTTACTGTATATGCATACAGTATTATCAGTGAAGTATGGAGATCAAGCGTGGCGAGTGACCTGATTTATAAGTGACGGCTGGTGCAGGGAATTTTGTTGTGAAAAACCCGCCGAAGCGGGTTTGTAACTTACTGCGATTAGAAAATCTTTCTAATGTCTACACCATACACTGCAAGCCATGCCGCTCGAGGCCAGGACTTAACGCTACCGAAACGAGGATCTTCAACATCGTGCGGGGTAGCATCATTCTCCCGGCACCATTTGCGAAGAGGCTGCCATTTGAATTTCTGCCCCAACTTCTTTTCTACCGGAATAATGGCGGCATAGTTCTTACCTTCTCCGACACGCTCTGCCAGTTTGTTTTTGGCACGGACAGCTGCCGATGCCGTTGCCATCGCTGTCACTTCACGTTTTTCAGAGATCCAAAGCTTCTCTTTCACTGCTCGGTCATGCTGCTCTGTGATAATGCGGTTTTCCTTTACCTTTGACAGCAGTTCTTCCAGTGCTGCTTCATAAGTAAGTGGGATGCCAGCAGAGGAAGCGGGACGAAAATACGAGTCCTCAAGACGCTCGAAGAAATACCAGGCCTCATCAGTGTCGACAATCTTCGACATGCGGGCAGCACCCTTCTCTGTCCACAAAGTCAGAGATCTAGCATTTTTACCAACAGAGTGACCGTCAGTTACTCTGTTCTTGAACTCACGCAAATCAGAACCTGACAGAAGAAAATAATGCTTACCATCTTCGAACCGATCAAGGTTGCGAGAAAGGTTATTCCTGATGTTAGCTTCATCAGTGCCATAACCAGATGCCAAGGTCTCCGTAGTCACCACCCGGACTCCAGCCCATTCAATTACAGGCAACGGCTGGGGATCGACATTTCGCTCTTGAACTGCTAAATTTAATGAAGTCATTGGTTGGACCCTTATGACAAGTTTCAATGGAAGCCGGCAGCTCGTCACTGTCGGCTTTTCTGTTTGCATCACTGCAACATTTCCTGACGCAGGTGTGGTAATACCCTGCTCCAGTTATCATCCTTCCATGGTTGAAATTCGATATGCGCCGTTTCTCTCTTGAGTACTTCACGGCCCTTATTCAATGTTCGTGTGAATTCGTGGCCGATTGAGTAAAAATGTCCAGCCTGGCGATGTTCAGCAACCTTAAGAAGAGGATAAATGTCGCGGCAAGCAGTAATCATCACCGCCCCTGCGCGCCACAACCAAGCTAAGTCACAGAGTTCTTGGTCAGTGAACTGTTTAGCAATCGGTGAGTGCTGAACCTCGCGGTCCAGAATATCTAGCACCCAACGGCGGAATTCCTTAGCTATATCAGTACGGGCAAACATAGCAATCAAGTGGGCGCCACGAAGTGAGAAAACACGAACCTTTTTGCGGTAGTTTCCTGAGGTACTCACTTCGAGTACCTGAGTCATACCATTGGTGAACTCATCAGCATATTTGTTATAAATCATCGTTACGGCGCGACTGTTGGAGTACTGGAGAGCCTTAGCGAGATCTGAAGATGTCAGCCAAGTTCCAGTAATGTTTGACACCGGGACTAGCGCTTTACCTTGGAAGTTAAGATCTGATTTTGCTACAATATTCATGTTAGTTTCCTTGCATACGGTTACTGACATAGAAGCCCGGTTTGTGTCCCCACACTGCCGGGTTTCGTCTTTTTTACTGACCATTCGCGCGCTCCTCGCGCAAGCTCTTCGCCAGTCTTTGCACTATCGCAGAATTAATTGAAATACCATCCATCTCCGCCATTTTCCGAATCTCTTCTTTCATCTGGCCAGGCAGGCGAAGCTGAAAACTTTCACTTTTACGACCAGCATATGTATTGGTTTGCATAATAAACTCCTAACAAATGATACCAACTTGGTGCTACAACCAATTTAACACCATTTATGATGATGTCAAGTAGGTGCTATCATGATACAAATTTGTATCAGCGAGTCTTGATAATGAGTAAATTCCCTAGCCAAGAGATGGATCGTTTCAATGTGAGGCTTCCTGCCGGAATGCGTGATGCTATAGCAGAGCGTGCCAAGGCTAACGGCAGATCCATGAACTCTGAGATAGTTCAGATACTTCAGGATGCGCTAGATAACGATGGTAAGGGGATAACACTTTTACCAGATCAGCCATCGATTGGTGAAAACTACAAGGATGAAAACTCACCTGAATTTAAAGCAGCTTTGAATCTTGCCAGGGTTTTGATGATGGAAGCTAACGATTACCTGAGTGGAAAAAAGAAGAAGTGATTGTTAAAGAGCACCTGCTGGCGTGATTAAAGCGGCTGTAGGTGTTGAAAGCTAGAGCTTATGAAAAATATTACCTTTTAGGTAATTTTATATTATTTAAAATAAGGAAATATGAAATGAAGAAGTATTTGTTGGCAACAATGATTGCAGCTTCCGTAGCAGGCTGCGCATCCTCTGGAAACCAGCAGTTGAAAAACGAAACAGAGACTAGCGTCCAGAGCAAAATCCAAGAAGGTAAAACGACAAAAGCGGAGGTGAAGGGCTTATTTGGATCACCTGATGCCGTGTCATACACTGATGGCGGCAATGAGATTTGGAAGTATGCCTTCGCCAAAGTGAAAGTTAACGGCACTACTTTCATACCGTTCTATGGGCTTTTCCATAACGGAACGAATGGCACCAAGAAAGAGCTGACCATTCTCTTCAAAGATGACAAGGTCCAGAAATACACCATGGCCGAATCAGTGATTAACACGAAATCTGGCTGGGCTGATTGATTATATAAAGCCCACCAAAGTGGGCATGTTGCATCACCTCCTGGTGAGTCCGTATTTCAGGCTGAGGAATGTAAGTTATACATATATAGTTGCATTCGAAGTGTTTTTTATGGAGCTACCTATAGCGGCCTCTACAGCTAAGTTAAAGACGTCATTTTTTACCAGCGATATAACTGTTGTCCCTGAGCATACATTAGTAGATCCGATTGCGGACGAGGTAAATTTAGAGTGTTGCTGCCCTCCAGAAACAATTGTTATGCTAAAGCTGGATGAGCACTCTATCCTGAACGAAACGGTATGTAGACCAGTTGATTTAGCAACAAAAATGCCAGTCGATACATCTAGCATTTTGTCTCCTGAGTATGTACCAATTACATTAAATTTCAATACTTCAGAGGAGGCTGCAGTCGTGTAGTTAGCTGAAACCACAGCGTGTATGGCATTTACGCCCGGTAAATTTCTCTTAAATCCACCACCTCCCTGTATGCAGTTAGTAAATACAATATAACCATCCGTGCCATCACCGCTTGATACTTGGTAATTTCTATCTCCATAAAATGAGCAACCAACAAACTGATTACTTGCAGTAAGCCCATCGGCCTGTATATTTGCCATAATCTGACATCCTGAGAATGTTATGCCCTTGCATCCAGCAAACTGAATCATTCCAGAGTATGGATCCGAGCCAGCATCATCAAATATGTTGCATCCTGAGAATAAATAACCTTGCTGAAGGCTATCAATGAGCACATTCTTCCCGCTATTGTGATTAAAGGAGCATCCACTAGCGTTTCCGTGACCGCCGTTAGCTGAAGATTTTAAATACAAACCATTAATCGTATTGGTGGAGAAAGAGCAACCTGAAAGATAAACATTTCCAGCCTCCAAATGACATCCTGCAAAATTATTTTTATAGCCAAAGCACCCATTAACGATGATATATTCAGTTCGAAAACTTCCGTTAAACTTTAGTCCAGTGTAGCAATAACTTACATTGCAACCTGACATATTTGAGTATGATACAACCTCCCCTGAGTGAGTCTCGTCTGACGAAGTAACAATAATTCCGCAATCTGAAAACCCTCTTATATCTAGATTAGAGAGTTTAAATCTTTGGCAGTTGTTAATTGCTATACCAAAGTTTCCAGTTAAAATTGCAGGTGGTGGTGCTGATGGGTAAGTGTCTGAAGTGTATATCCTCCCATTGCAGACACTAAAGTTAACCATCTCTTCCGCGTAAAAGCACGACCCAGCACCTGAGCTAATGACTGTGCATCCCGACAAATCCAGAGTCACATTGGACTTAAGGCGCACAACGCCTGCAATACGATATACGCTACCAGACGAAAGCTTTACGACTCCACCTTTTACTGCTGCCGCATCAATTGCATACTGGAAAGCGTTAGTTTCGTCAGCAATACCATCTCCGATGGCTCCAAAATCTTTAACGTTTATTACATCTTTATTTTTGTCGTGTTGAGTTCTTGCAACGGCACCAGTAAATGGTTGCTTAACTGTAATTAATGAATCGCCTTTATTGCTCATCGCGCTCGCAAGATCCTTGCGAAGAACATCGCTGACTTCAACAGGCTGCCATTTCCCTTCTCCAGTTCCGCCAGCCGAAGATGGTGTAGAGCCTGACGGAACGGTTTTTGGCAAGGTTTCCAGGTCATCCCATCGGTACCAAATATTCGTACTTTCATCCTGCAATAGGTCGCCAGCAGATGTCACAGTACCACCGATTTGGAAAGACCCTTTGAGACTCCATCCGATGTTATAGATTTGCTGCAGTACCAGTTGCTTAAGCCCTTCAATCGTGTAATGGGCATTACCAAAACGATCGATGTATTGCTGAACTAATGAAGTAGCGAATTCGTCAATTTTTCCCGCGTTAAATTTCAGGTCGCGAGGAGATTCGCTTGGTACAGCATTTTGAGTAGGTTGCGTAGCCATATTGATTCCATAAAAAAACCCGGCGCGGTGGCCGGGTTGGGGTGATCGGGATGGGTCTTATTGGTAAATCAGATCGCTATACTCGGCGAGGGTTAATGCGGTGCTGCCTTTTCCGTCTGGTTGTTTAGCCGTGATAGTCCACTGCCCTGCATCAAGTTCCTGAGTAGTGGCGATGACGTATCTGGATGGGGACTGGACGTCGAAACCATCAAACAGGTTGAGCTCAATGCCAGGGATAGCAGCGGTAAAGCCGAACGCGGTATCAGCGCGCGGAGATGCCGGGTATCGCGCGGTGGTGGCACCTGATGAGTCCGTGACCTGCACAAACATGGATCCGGAGAAGTTGATGCGTTCACTCGTCTCAAAGTCATTCCCAACCCGCGACACTATATAACCGGCCTGCTGGTTGGTGTCGTATGTGTCCGGCACCTGAACCATATCGCCAATGTTTACCCACTCTCCGTCAGCCATTGCCGTTACCTGCATGGTCATACGGGAGTAGATAAGCCGCTTGCATTCCCTAAGTGCGCGCTCCGCAGCCTGGAACCTGTTCCTGACGTAAAGCATTTCGAACTTCTTCGCCTTTGCTGGCGAGCCTTCAATGATGGAATTTCCGGAGATCCGGTACCGGACAAAGTCCTGCTTATTGGTGTCCGGGTTGCGATACTGCACCTCAACTCCGTCATAGCCGCCAGGCAGCGTCATGTCGTAAGAGAGCGAGTAACCATCAGGCCTGGTGTTTGAGCGGTTAAATATCGTGGCCGCAGACGTCTTTTTGCCGTCTCGGGTGAATGACAGCACACCGTTGTCGTCGTAAACCGATACACTGGCGGCGTCGCAGATGGTTTCCATGCGCGAACCGAGCGACACATCCTCATCGTCAAAGGTGAAATCGAAATACCCCAACCGCGGGTCGATAGCGTCGATTTCAGACTGTATCTGGTACAGCCCGTAAATATCAATGCTCGACTCAGGTTGTTGCCCGACGACCAGCCAGTTAAACAATGCGATGTCAGCGAATTTACGCGATGGTCGGAGCGTGTAGTCGACCTGTTGCGTCGTCATGTTGTAGCTGATGACGTGGCGGGTGATCAGCGCGTTGTACTTCCTGTCGCGCCCGCTCGAGGCATTCTCGGTGGCCCGGACTTTTACCATTACCAGCGAATCTTCAGCGTGAACGACGTTTGTCCTGACGTTTACCGCATGAATCTCTTCTACCTGCAGCTTGCTCGCGTCGCTGCTGTTGTCGGTCCTCTGGAATGTAATCGCATAACGCCCAAACCCGCCGGCAGGACTTAGCTTGTCAGTCCGGTTAAACGTCTCCGACATGTAATCATGTGGCGTCGTCTGCCGGTACGTAAACGTCTGCTCCGTTCCTGGGATCAGGTTGTTGTCATTGTCCACTTTCCAGATGTTTACAACCCAGTTCGTTTCGCTGTTCCCGCCGAGCCCGGAGTTAGTATGCAGCCACAGCTGGCTTGATGGTATCGGCGAGAAGAACGGACCGACGATAAGCGCGGCGTTATCGTTCAGAATGAACTTCGTCGTGTTGATTGTTGCATCCTGAATCGGAATGGATGGTCCATTCAGGTTGTCGAAAGTGAACGTGTAGTAATATTTCGGGTTAACAACGGCGCCGTCGTTCGTCTCAGCAAAACTGATTAGACGACCGGAAAGCGTGACATCTTCCGTGCGAGTTCCGCCAGTGATCGGATACGTCACGTTAATAGTGAACGTTACCGGGTGCGGAAAAGTCAGATCGGCGAAGTAGTCGAAGTCAGCCTGTTTAAGGATTTTCATCGCTATCTGGCCGCCAGCATACACGCCGCTGATGACGGTGTTTGCTGTTGCAGTCTCGATCGGGAAATCGTCGCTCTCGTTAAGGCCAGGCACTTCCTGTCCGTCGACATCGTCGAACTGATAACCCTCATTCACCACCGGGATGACATCGCCTGGCTGGTAAATGGTGTAGCTGGCACCGGCCATCGATCCAAGGTTCGACTCAGAGAAACGTACTGACGTTACGTCATATTTCCCCAGACCGAACACCATCAGCTCAGTGATGTATTTCAGGTTGCTGATATATTCAAAGAGCGACTCCTGAGCCAAATCCGGGAAAGAGCGGACCTGGCCGAAATTATCCGGCTTGGCTTCGCCATTGCGCGCGATGTTAGTCTGCCCCTTCAGGTTGTTATTAGGTGAGGTCTTACTATTCCCGCCGCCAGCATTCGTATTTGGCTTCGGCATCAGCGAAGACAACACCTTTTGGGTGAACTTGATCGGGTTCAGGTGCTCGAGTGGGTTCAGCAGCGTTCCGACAAGTCCGCCGCCCTTCGGCTGGTCGAAAATGATTACCCGGTCGTCGTCCTGTAGTGCAAACTCCAGTTCATCATCGGGCTGCAGTTCTTTTCCGTTAACGTTGATGCGGATATCGCGGTGAAAACTTTCCTGCTCAAGCCATTCTGAAAATACTGTGCCGCTTTTAACTACCGCCCGATCCTTCGGCATCCCCGGAACGCGCTGAATCTCGATTACCGGCATAGGTGTAAAACTCCACTCTGGTGAATAGCTTCTGAATTGTCCGGATGGCGTCGAACCGGACGTGTCCATTTTCCCCGCGGCTGTGCAGCGCGCGACCATCAACAATCAGGCCGACATGCACAGGCTGGCTGCCAACCCAGGCGACGAAGATCCCGCTCTCAGTGAACGTGGCGCCCGGCTGCCAGAAGACAACGCCAGAGTCATAGCACGTCATGAAGTCGCACCCGGATTCGTAATCCACAGTCTGGTGAATCTCGATCCCCAGAACGTGGCGGTAATAGAGCACCACCAGGCCCCAGCAGTCAGCAGCGTCAAAGCTGCAGGCGCGGTTACTCCAGGGGACGCCTTCCACACGGGATATAAACTCGTCTTTAAGCATTCTGGAGACCCGGATATTCTTCGACGGTGTACAGCCGCCCGACGTTGCGATTGAGAGGGTTAACGCGCGTCAGGCTGCACGTCACGTCTTTATCGTCCATCGAGCAGTCGCTGACGTAGAGTGTCCACGACTTGATGGCAGTCGTCATGTCAGCTGCGTCAAACTGCTGGTACGTCGCCGAGATGGGCGTTATGCGCGAGTAGGCTTTCCACTGCTTGAGTTGCTGCTTGAAGTCCTGCGCCAGCCGGCCAAATTTGACGGTGCTGTCAAGGATCGGCGTGTTGCTCTGCTGGCTTTCGGTTAACTCCATGCGGCATGGGGTGTAGACCTGGCCGCCAAGCGTTTTGGGAAAAATCTGGTTATTAACGAGCCTGATATAGCCAAAGACCGGGCTGTAAAACGTGATAGTTTCGTACAGGATTCGGTTTGGCCTTCGGCTCTGAAATTCTCTGAGCGTCGGCATTATGGCACCTTCGGTAAGCTCTCCGGGTCGCGCCCGTCAGGATAGCCAGTGACAACGATATCCAGCCATGAGGCCCACGGCGGAGGAAGCTCAATGATGATATCGTCAAACTCGTCATCTGAGTTAACCAGCTCGCGAGCAACGACATCACCGCTCCACGTGAAAATAGATCCGGACTGTGACCATGACGGCCAGGAGAGAAAGTGTAATTCCTGCACCTCGACGCCGGTGTCTCCGGTCCCGGTTCCGAGTGGCATCGTGAACCACTGATTGCAGTTATCGAGGTAGTTAGGGCTGCGCAACCACTGCATGAATGCCCGGTGCTGGTCCTGGGTGAATATCCACGTCAGGGAGACAGACGTCTTCAGATCGTCGGTTAATTTCTGAAATACCGGCGCGCCGACCGTCGGCTGGTCGACGCGAAATCCGGTATCGGTAGTGGGTGATTTCCCTTTCTGGGCCAGCGGCAACCAGTCAGGGTAAGGAATTGGCATGTTATCCCCTTGCTTTGCGTGGTGCCTGGTGATTTTGCTGGATAGCCTGGCCGATGCGCCCACCCTGGCTGATATCGGCAACAATCATATCGATCGTCACTCCATTGCCGTTCTGGGTGGCCTGTGCGTCGACAGTTGCACCGGTATAGTTCTGAATGTTGATAGTGACTGGCACTGAACTACCGCCTGCCCCGGCATTCATCTGCTTGTTGCTGATGACCTTGCCGTTGTCGCCGGGGATCATGTACTGGCTGCCGTTCGATGCTCGGTAGATTTCAGGCATGCCGCCCTCACCTACCTGGTACATAGAACCTGCTGATACCGGTCCGCCATTCTTACGCTTCCCGGCAAGACCGCCAGCCATCGCCATAGCAGCAATAAGGGCCGCAATACCAATAGCCGCCGCGCCGCCAAAAGAACCGATTGAGGCGACAGCTGCAGCTGGCGTCCAGACTGCCATAGTTGTCGTGGCCGCCGCGGTGCTTGCTGCGGTTGTTGTCGCCAAGCCTGCGGTTTGTGCCGCAGTAGTTGTGGCAATCGCAGAGGTTTGCGCAGCAGCCCCCATCACTGCTGATTTCACCCACTCAACGCCCATCTGAACGAATGTGTTGATGACGCTGTTCAGAACAGTACTACCTATTGACTGGAGGGCTTCTGATGCGCTCATGCTGCCTGTGATAATACCGGTCAGTGCATTGGAAGCATTGTTGCCGAAAGCCTCAAACGCTGCCGATGCGGCCTGAGTGGCAAGATTCTGCTGAGACCACTCATCCCACATCGCTGCATTACGCTGCGTGCGGTACTGTTGCTCGATTGCCGCCCTTGCGGCTTCAGCTTCTCCAATTTTTTGAGGGTAAAGCTGTGCGTAAAGCTGGATATCAGCAATGTCCTTTTGATATTGGCTATCCAAACCTGCAGTTTTACTGGTTTTACCCTGGATGGCGCTAAAGTTACTGGCAGCCTCAGTGCGTGCTTTTTCTGCCTTTGCCTGCTCGCGCAAAGCATTGGCGTTATCCCATGCCTTAGCCGCAAGCTGTCCTGCAAGTATGATCTGATCTTGCGAGGCGCTATTGCCAAGTGATTGCTGTGCATTCAGCACGGCCTGAGCGCGCGATAACTCACCAACACTGGTTGCTGAGAGCTCCGCTTTCTGCCTCAGCTCATCCAGTTTTTGGTTAACCTCCTCCTGAGCCTTAGCGTATTTTTCAGCGTCCTTTTCGGCTTGCGTCTTTTTCTGCCTGCCTGTGCCAGACACCGCCTTTATCTCTATGGGCTTGGTGTTTGCCGCGGCCTGTGATGCTTTTGTTACAGCGGCCAGATCGCCGACCAACATAGCTGCCTTACTGCTCAACCCTGCCAGCGCTTTGTTTTGCGCCTCCCAACCATCAAGTCCAAGCCATGACCAGGTGCGGGCGCGGCGCGTAAACATTTCTGCAGTGCTATTCAGATCGGAAATCTGCGCATCCGCTGAAATTGCCTTCCCCACCAGCCTATCGAGCGCAGCCGTCAATGAGTCAATAACGGCGACCATGCCAGAGCTTGCGCCAGTAGCCTGGTTAACGGAGTCGATCATTGACAGGAACGAGTTGGTCAGCGCGGTATTTGCCTGCGACAGTGTACGCGGTAGTTTCTCGAACTCAGCGTTGACTGATCCGGTCTGTTTCTGGATGGCATTCAGCGCATCTTCTGCTGTCAGCTTCCCGTCAAGCATGAGCTGACGAAGTTGACCAATACTCACCCCCATACCTGCAGCAATCTGACGAGCCAGTTCTGGCATTTGCTCAAGGATGGAGTTGAACTCCTCAGCCCGGACAGTTCCTGATGAAATTGACTGGCCGAACTGACGGAGCGCATTCGCCATTTCTTCAGAAGAGGAGCCGCCGATACGCCCGATTTTCTGAAGTGTTTCTGTGAGTTGGATGACCTGCCCGTTCGTCGCTCCTGTATCGCGCAACGCCGTGCTGAGTGTTTCCCACAGCTTCGCTGTGTCCTGCAATGATCCGCCTGTTGCTGAACTGATACGCATCAGGCTCTGCATTGTCTGCGATGCTACCGCCGCACTGCCAGTCAGTCGCTCAATGCGAGCGTTGAGCTGACTCATGCTGTCAGCAGCTACGAGGAATGCCTTTCCCCAGTCAACAACTAGTGAAGCTGCAATAGCCCCGGCAACGCGGTTAATATTTGTCTGCAGCTCATCCATCTTTTTGGCTGCGGTAGTTGCAGAGTTGCCGATAGAGTCGAGCGACTTATTGGCCTTTCCCTGCGCCTTCAGCAAGCCAGAAACATCGGCCTCGATGTCGTAATAAATCTCGCCTGCTTTTTCAGACATCACTTTTCTCCGGGCATAAAAAAACCCACCAGGAGGCGGGTTAGTTATTTATTATCTCAGGCGGCTTTCTTTGCTAACTTTTCGCGTTCAATCATTTCCTGCCAGCGGCGATCGTCATCGTCCATAACAGCGTCATACTCTTCCCTGGTGAATCCTTTCTGGTCCGGGTACTTGGCATTAAGCATCATGGAAAATTCGGTCATGGTAAGGTTTTCAGCCTCTTCTCTGCTGATCCCGAAATGGTTTCGCGCCGCCATGATGTATTCAGTCGCATGAAACTCTGGGGTTGTTTCCTTACTCTCGTGCTTCTGCAACTTGCGGACCTTAGCTCGGCCGATAATGCCATGCATGATCAGAGACTGAGCTATCAGAATAAGGTTCTCCGGCGGCAGCGCGCCGCGGTGCCATACGAATGTGCGCCGCCCGGTGCGGGACAACTCATGCCAGCCAGTCAACTCAGAAACATCCTCATCGCAACAGGACTGAATGACGTTAATCGCTGATAGCAAAGTTTCACGTAGGAATGCCGCTGAACCTGCCGCCTCAAGCGACCACCGTGGGTATGTTATGTCGCCGAAATAATGGGCGTAAAAATGGCGCTGATGCTCTGGTATCGCACTGTGAATTTCTCGCGCTGCCTCAAGCATCTTTGCCACATCGTCATTGAACAGTGCGTAGAAAGTGCGAACGATATGCTCTGGCTCGCCTATTCTCGTCATGTTTCGGAAAGACGGGCGGAAAAAGTACTCACGGCCGCCAGCGCCGATCAGACACTCGCCAATTTCTTTCAAAGGGGTCATATCGGTCTCCATAATCAGTATCAAGGGCAGCGCACTGCCCTTTGTAGTGATTACGGTGCGGCAGTAACGGTAACAGCGCAGGTATCGGTTAAATTGCCGTCTGCGGTAGTAGCCGTAATTGTCGCGGTTCCTGCAGCGACGGCCGTTACCAGACCAGTTGAGCTGACAGTGGCGATAGACGCCGCTGAAGTCGTCCAGGTGATTGCCTTGTTAGTCGCATCGGTTGGCTGAACTGCACCGCTCAGCTGCTGGGTTGCGCCAACGACCAGAGATGCAGTTGCAGGGGTAACTTCAACGCCAGTGGCCGCGATGGAATCAGCGACTTCAAACACGACAGTGTCGGCGTCGTATACCTTCCACTCGCCGGAGAAGGTGGAAATATCGTTGGTACCGAAATCACCAGACCATGAAGTGGTGTTCATGTAGCCCTGGATGTAGGTGCCGGCGTTCTCACCCGCGAAGTCGAAACGCACCCACAGGTTAGGCTGGCGACCTGCCTGAACTTCGTCAAAGATGTACTTCGACAGACGCCACGCGCCGATCTCGTTATCTTTGTCAGACTTGCGAAACTCCCCTTCGCCGGAGATCGTCAGATCCATGTTGTTGACCAGGTTCTCCACCAGCCCTTTAGCATCATCTGCCTCGGAGTTAATGGTGTTCATCGAATAGTCGATACCCTTGGTCGTCATAGCACCGAGACGCTTCCACTCGGAAAGCGCTGGAACTGCGTCGGGGCAGCCAAAGGCCATGCGTAGCACAGCTACTTTCCCGATCAGCTTGCCAAAATCATTAGCACAGCCTTGCATGTGTACCTCTCAAATAAAAAAGGCCGCCGGATGGCAGCCTGATGGGTTGGTGATGGGGTTATTCGCCGTAAACGCACATGAACTGGAGCCGAAAGACCAGGCGGCCCTCTTCGGTCAGGATAGGTGCTGGCATATTGCCGAGGTTTTGAATCAGCCCAAGGCATTCGTCGGTAATGTCGTTCTGTTCGACATAATTGATGATCTCCTGAGCTTTCTCAGCGGCTACCCGGCGTTTATCCTTGGCGGAGATGATATCCACCAGCACGTAGTGGTCAGATCCGAGGTCATTACGGATGTCGGTACCACCGTTAGGACGGAACACGATGAATGCGTCGGTTAACTTGGCTGTGTCGTCCCACGCCAGCAACTGAACAATGAAGCCAGTGGTAAGCCCGGCATCAACGAAGTAGTTACGCACGCGCTCATACATGGCAGGTGTCATACTGAAAGCTCCTTGCGCATTACGGCATCAACGGCGTTACGCGTTTCATCGCCTGCTTTCTTCAGGAACTGAGGTTCACCAGACGGGTCCCAGTAATTACCACCACCCTGTGATGCTGGGCGCGGCTTACCCTTGAGTGTCCCTTTGGCCTCATGAACATATGCTGCGTAATTAGCCGAATACCCCACTCGCCCGGTAATGAGGGTGCCATTTAACATCATTTCCTGAAATTGCGAGTTAATCAGGTTAGATGTGGCGGCTACAGGTGTCATCCTTGCGGCCTCTGGTGCGACGATTAACAAGGCTGATTTGATAGCCCTGACTACCTTCCTACCCTGGATATCGCCTATGATACGTTCGAGATTTCTCTTTGCTTCTTCGATGCCGCGGATCTTAACGCCCATACTCAGACTCCCGTCAAAATTGCGTAATCATCCGCCAGGCGCTCGAACGTGTCAGCGTAGCGGATAACCTGCCGCACCTCGTCGGCACCGGCCACAACCGGGTCGGCTTCGGTTGACACGCCAATCAGCAGGTAATCACCTGCGGCAGCCAGCGCAAACTCCGTCCAAACGGTGTTCTTCACGACGATTTCGGCACCCAAACTGGCTAACTTCTTGCTGAGCCCGCCCTCGTAATCACAGAGGATTTGCTCAGGTTCGGCATAGCCAAGCGGATCGCCGTATTCGTCATTGCCTTCCAGCTTGCGCCAGATGGTCGCCGTGGCGGTATAGCTCCAGTTCGCTACCGATGACATCAGCCCTCCTTCCAGCGCAGCACCTTGGCGCCAGTCGCCCGGATGCGCGGGCAGTTGATATGCCACTCGCCGTCCGATTTCACGTAGCCGGTAGTCTCCCGCCCGGTGTCGGTCATCACCCAGACGCGGACGAATGAGCGCGGTAGCCCGTGCTTAACTGATTTGTACGTCATCAGCAGCCCCCGACCACCATGAACAGGCCGACGCTGTTACCGGCGCTGATCGGCAACTCGCCGGTGCAACCGCTGGTATCGAGTTTCGCCAGCGAGTCGCGCAACCAGGTAATGCTGTCAGCACCGTAATCGAATGAGCGGGACGCGCCGGACGGCGCCCCCTGCGATTTGATGCGGCGCGCGCCGGAAGACGTAGCCATCAGCGCGGCGGCGTACATCAGGATCAGCTTCGCTGTGCACTCGTCATACCCCGCACCATCGAGGCACGGGATAATCTTGTTCACCACGCAGAGTATCGGCGTAAGCAAGGCATCAGGTATGGCGTACCCCAACTCAGCGAGGAAGCCTTTAATTTCTTCTGGCGTAAGCGGGGTTGCCATGGTTATTTCGCCTTTTTCGATTTAGCGGTGTTGTCTGCCTGCTCTGCCTGCTCTGCCTGCTCTGCCTGCTCTGCCTGCTCTGCCTGCTCTGCCTGCTCTGCCTGCTCTGCCTGCTCTGCCTGCTCTGCCTGCTCTGCCTGCTCTGCCTGCTCTGCCTG